GAGATTACCGACGTGGACTTTCCCGGCGCGGTGACGGTCGGCTATCTGGACGGCTACTTCATCTTCCAAGAGCCCAACTCGCAAAAATTTTGGACGTCTGAGCTGCTTGATGGCACTCAGATTGACCCGCTGTCGTTTGCCAGTGCTGAAGGTATGCCGGACAACCTGATCTCGCTGTTTGTGGATCACCGCGAGGTATGGCTGTTTGGCACCCAATCAGTCGAAGTCTGGTACAACGCCGGCGACACACCCTTCCCGCTCGCTCGTATCCAAGGTGCGGTTAACGAGCTGGGCTGCGCGGCTACCTTTTCGGTGGCCAAGATGGACAACTCGCTGTTCTGGCTAGGGTCGGATGCCCGCGGCCAAGGTATCGTGTTTCGTGCCAACGGCTACACTGGCCAGCGCATCTCTACTCATGCGGTCGAGTACGCCATCCAAAGCTACGGCACCATCTCGGACGCTATTGCGTTTACCTACCAGCAAGACGGCCATGCCTTTTACGTGCTGACCTTCCCGACTGCCCAAAAGACATGGGTGTTTGATGTGGCCACAGGCGCTTGGCATGAGCGTGCCGGGTTTGCCAACGGCCAGTTTATCCGTCACCGGGCGAACTGCCAGACTTTCTTCAACAACCAAGTGGTGGTCGGCGACTTCCAAAACGGAAAGATTTACGCCTATGACTTGGATGTGTTTGCTGACGACAACCTGCCGCAGAAGTGGCTGCGGTCGTGGCGCGCGCTGCCTACCGGCCAGAACAACTTAAAGCGCACTGCCCAGCACGCTTTGCAGCTTGAATGCGAGACAGGTGTCGGGCTAGTCACCGGCCAAGGAAACGACCCACAGGTCATACTGCGCTTCTCAGACGACGGCGGCCACACATGGTCGAACGAGAAGTGGGCCGGCATGGGCAAGATGGGCAACTACGGATTCAGAGCGTTCTGGCGTCGGTTGGGCATGACTGACAAGCTGCGTGACCGCGTGTACGAGGTATCAGGCACCGACCCCGTCAAGATCGCCATTTTGGGTGCCGAACTCGCGTTGTCCGGCACCAATGCCTAATCCCGATAACGAACCGCAACTACCCAAAAATCAGTCGCCCATCACTGACGACCGGACGGGGCTCGTCTCGCGGGATTGGTACCGGTTCTTCCTAAACCTGCTTAACAAAGCCAACCAAGGCGGCGGGGGCGGCACAGGCACGGTCACATCGGTCAATGTCTCCGGCGGCACGACCGGCCTGACAACCTCTGGCGGGCCCGTGACGACCTCCGGCACCATCACAATGGCGGGCACGTTAAACGTTGCCAACGGCGGCACAGGAGCCACTACAGCAGCGAATGCTCGCACTAATTTGAGCGTACCCAGCACGACAGGTTCTGGCGCGTCAGGTACGTGGGCTATCGACATCACCGGCAATGCGGCCAACGTCACGGGCACGGTAGCGATTGCCAACGGTGGCACCGGCCAGACTACGGCAGCGGCGGCCATTACGGCTTTAACAGGCACGCAGACGTCAGGCTATTACCTGCGCTCAGACGGCACTAACGCGGCTTTGGGTGCTATTCAGGCTGCGGACGTACCAACGCTTAACCAAAACACGACAGGCCAAGCAGGCAGCGTAGCCAATGCCTTGACCGCAGGCACGGGTATTTCGTACAGCGCCGGCACGACTTACAACGGCTCAACAGCTATTACGATTAACAATTCGGCGCCAGACCAGACGGTGGTGTTGACCGGCGGCACAGGCATTAGCACGTCGGGCACGTACCCTAACTTTACGATCACCAACACCCTACCTGACCAAGTAGTAGCGCTAACCGGTGCGGGCACGACTAGCATCTCGGGCACGTACCCCAACTTCACCATCACGTCGAACGACCAGTACGTGGGCACGGTCACTAGCGTATCCGGCACCGGTACGGTTAACGGCATTAGTTTATCCGGCACGGTCACATCCAGCGGCAACCTGACACTGGGGGGCACGCTGACCGGCGTGGATCTGACCACGCAAGTAACTGGCACACTGCCGATTGCTAATGGCGGCACAGGCCAGACAACTGCCAGTGCAGCCTTTAACGCCCTGTCGCCGGTCACTAGCACGGGCGACTTAATTATTGGCAACGGCGCCAACAGCTCGACTCGCTTGCCGATTGGTGCGAATACCTACGTGCTGACATCGAATGGCACGACAGCCTCTTGGGCGCTGCCGACCGGCTCGGGCGCGACGATTACGAATGACACCAGCACGTCGACAAACGTCTACCCAACGTTCGCGGCTGCCACGTCCGGCGCGCTGTCGACCATCTATACCAGTAACGCCAAATATCTGTACAAACCCAGCACAGGTGAATTAACATCGGAGCATTTCGTAGCGGGCAATGGTATATTTGTCAATAGTTTAACTATCGACACCAGCTACACAATCGCTGCAGGTACGTCCGGTATGTCGGCAGGCCCGATAACAGTGGCCAGCGGCACCACGGTGACAGTCGCCAGCGGCTCACGATGGGTGGTGGTGTGAACGAAATTACAGAACATTTTGTGCCTAGCCGCGAACAGATTGATCGTTTGCAGGCTGAAATGGTGACGATGCCGCAAGCCGAATTGGTTACGGAACATCATTTTTCGCCGGGCATGTATATACGTAAAGTGTTTCGTCCGGCAGGCACTTTAATTGTAGGTAAGGTGCATAAAGAGCCGCATTTCTTTTTGTGCGCTATGGGTGAAATTGTGGCGTGGACTGAAAACGGCATGATTACCTTATTGCCCGGCGATGTAGTGGAATCTAAACCAGGCACCAAACGCGTCACAATGGCGGTAGTAGATTCAATTGGCATCACGATCCATCGTACAGATAAAACCGATCTTGATGAAATTGAAATAGAGTTGATAGAGCCTGACACAACCGCGTTGTTTGACGCACGTAATGACGTTAAAGAAAGATTGTTAAAAGGGGTTGCATCATGACATGGGTCGCCACAGCTATTGCAGGAAGCGCCATTATAGGTGGGTATGCGGCTAATAGAGCCGCTAAAGCGCAAGAGCGAGCTGCTACAGAAGCTACAGCTGCGCAGGAACGCATGTTTAACCGTCAGGTTGAACTGCAAGAGCCTTTCCGCCAAGCAGGCGTCAATGCACTGCCTGAATTGATTGAGGCTTCGCGGTATGACCCATTTACGATGGATAAGTTCACTGCCGACCCCGGCTACGGTTTTCGCCTTAAAGAAGGTCTGCGCGCGCTAGAAGGCACCGCAGCAGCACGCGGCGGTCTGCTGTCCGGCAACACTATGCGCGGCTTAACGCGTTACGGTCAAGAACTAGGATCACAGGAATTTACCAATGCGTTTAATCGCTACCAAGCAGAACGCGCGGCTCGTTTGAACCCGCTGCAAAGTCTAACCGGCATGGGGCAAACTACAGCCGCTAATATAGCGGGGCAAGCAGGTCAGTTAGGCCAAGCTATGGGCGCTAATATTATTGGCGCAGGCAACGCGCGCGCTTCTGGCTACATGGGCACTGCGAATGCCATATCAAACGCTTTGGGGCAAGGCTTGAATTACTATCAAGGACAAAACTACCTCGACGCATATAAAGCAGCTAACCCACCTGCGGGAACTTCACCTAATACCAGTGGCACTAGATCAGTAACGCCTTGGGGTGGGATAAGTAACAACTAAGGATAAGTTATGGCACAGATTGATCCATCTATCGCAATGGGTTTTCGCCCGATTCAAATTGAATCGCCGATAAACCAGATGGCTGCAATATCGCAGCTTGAAGGCGCGCGTCAGCAACGGCAAATGAATATGCTTCAGATGCAGGAATATGCGCGTAAAGCTAAAGAAGATCAAGAATTAGCCGCGCAACAAAATGAACTGGCGAAGATTCATAGCTCGGGCATAGAAATTGGCTCCCCTGCTTACTTTAACCTTGTCTCCGCTAAAGCACCACGATTGCTGACTAATATTATGGATCAGCAAACTAAGCGTGAGGCGTTAACAGCACAAAAAGAAGCACGCGAAGCTGAAACAAAAAAACGCGAGTTTGAATTAGGGCAGCAAAAAGAAAAACTATCAAAAGAAAAAGTTAACCAAGCAATGGCTGATATAGCTGGTTTTGACGATTTAGTCAGTATCAATGCAGATATTGATAAAAAACTTCAATCTGGCGAATTAACACAAGACCAAGCCAATCAAATCAGATCGGGGCTTCCTGCTGATGACAGCGGCATACCTGCGTGGCAACGTAACAGTTTAATGAAGTTGATGGATCTTAAAGATCGGCTAGTGGAACAGCAAAAGCAAAAAGAACGTGTTGAACCTAAATGGGAGTACAAGAAAGTAGGTTCCCGTGAAGTTTTAGTAGACGTAAACCCATACAGCTCGACTGTAGGCCAAATGAAACCCTATACTTCGGCTTTAGAGGATACCGAACCTAAATGGGAGTTGAGAAAAGTAGGCTCCAAAGAAGTTTTAGTGGATACAAATCCGTACAGCGCGACTGTGGGTCAAATGAAAGCCGGCGCTGAAGCTTTGGTAGACACCACGCCTAAACCAGAAAAGATTGAACAAGACGGCAAAATTTCATTCCGTGACATGAATCCAAACAGCGCAACGTATGGGCAGTTAACGGGCGTTACGCAGGAAATAGTTAATACCGAGCCTAAATGGGTAGCCCGCGATATTGGCGGCTCCATTGTGTATGTGGACGAGAACCGGTATAGCAAAACCTTTGGGCAACAAAAATCAGGGGCATCAATTACTAAAACAGCATTGCCAGCTGCACCAGAAGGTAGAACCACAGAACAACGTAATTATGATGCTGCTAAAGACGGCGGTTTTACCGGCACGTTTGCCGAGTTTTTAGACCAACAAAAAGAAACTGCAGACGAACGCGAATGGCGAAAAGCAGTTAAAGCAGGCACGTTTAAAGGCACTTTTCCTCAGTGGAAACAAGCGCTTCGCCCCGTGTCGACTACAAACGTAGCTCCACCAGTACAAACTGTAACGGTACAAGGGCCTAACGGGCCAGAAATGCGTGATGCGAGAACAGGCCGGCTAATTACAGACGATAAAGGGCAAGCACTTAAACCTTATGACGCCGGCAATAAACCGCTTTCTCCGGTGCAAGCGCAAAAACTTAAAAAAGATCAATCCGTCGATAACGCACGCATTACCGTTGCTAAAGACACCGCCGACGATATTGAAAGAAACGTTGACTCTTTAATTGGAAATGAAAAGAAAAAAATTAAACCGCATAAAGGTTTACCTGGTATTACAGGATTTAACGCTTTATTACCTTCAATGCCGGGGAGCGACGCTCGCGGCGCGCAACAGTTGCTAGACAACATTAAAGGTAAAGTTACCATGATGGGTAAAAGCATCATGTCGCAAGAAGGCAAACTTGGCAACATGGCAGTACAAGAGTGGAAAATTGTGTCGGATGCAGTGGAACGCCTCGATCCGGCAGCACCTAATTTTGCGGATCAATTAAGAAACGTGGTTAGGCAAGCCCGGCGTTTAGAAAACAATTTAAAAGCCCAACATAAAACTTTGTACGAAGCCCCAACGGTTGACCAGTCAAGTTCTGTGCGAAGTGAAGCTGACGCAATTTTAAATAGGAAGTAATTATGGCCACTGCCGACGATTACGCAGCGTGGATTGTTAAAAACGCGGATAAGAAAGGTACGCCGGAATTTGACACGGTGGCTGCCGCGTACAAAGAAGCAAAAGCACAAGAGCAAGAAGAAACTTCGGTGCCCGAAGATTTTTTTAGGGCAGCAGAAACTTCAGGGCAACCTGTTAGCGAAATACCTGCGCGGCGCAATTACGAATTAAGTGAAGTGCCAGGCGCTGCGCTGCGTAACGCGCCCGCCAGCGGCATAAAATTAGTGACTGACGTAGCGCAAGCCATCACCAGCCCAATACAGACCACAACCGGGCTAGGCGATCTGCTAGGCGGCATTATGGAGCCGATCACACCCAATATTTTGTATGGTGGCGATTCCCGTGAACGCGCGATAGCGGCGCGTGAAAATTTTGCAAATTATTTGGCCGAACGCTTTGGTGGCACAGAAGAACTTAAACGCACAATGGCCGAAGACCCTATTGGGTTTTTGGGCGACCTGTCTACCGTACTTAGTGGCGGCGCCGGCGTGTCAAAACTTGCGGGTAAGGGGCAACGCAAGTTAACTAAAACAACTGACGTAATCCCATTGGAGAGAGCGTTAGTTACTGGTTTTGATACTGCAGCTAAATACACTAACCCACTGACGCCATTTGCGGCAGGGGGTGGGTATATCGTCGATAAATTTAAAGGTGGCGCAGAACGTTCTGCGGCCAAAATTGCGCGAGAAGCTGCCGGGGAAGACTTACCAAAAATTGAAGCGTTAATAAGAAGTAAGCAAGGCAATTTAAGCGCAGCTGAAATGTTTGCCGATCTTGACCGCAATCAAATTCAGGCGTTAGGCGAACTAGCGCGCATTAAAGACACTAAGAATTTTTACGCTAAATTAGATAAGTTTCGTGAGGAAACCCGTCAATCTAGGTTAGACAATCTGGCGGGCGGCGCAACAAACACAGAGATTGCTAATAGTTTGCTTGCGTCAAAACAAGCGCTAACCGACATCACCACGCCGATGCGTGAGACTAATTTAAAAGCGTCTAACACTGGCAAACTACAACAGCAACTGGAAACCGAAGCGTCTACGCTTGGTACAGCAGCAGCAAATAAGGTAGATGACGTGCGTCGGTTTACAGCTGCGCGTCAGCGGCTGAATGCGGCTAAAACTCAGGCCGATCTATCACCAAACGTTAGCGCAGATAGACTGAAGTTTACCGGCGAAATGGAAGACGCAGCAGAACGCGTGGCCACCCGCGCGGCTGAAGAATCATTACTGTATGGCGAAGGTTCTCGTTTTGCTCAACGTCGTGCTGACAGCCTAAAAGCAGAAGGGTTGTCACCACTAGACACTGACGGCGTTATTCGTGACATCAACGCTAAACTAAACAATCCTAGAGTTGGTGTGTCGGACGTTAACCGTCAAGTACTAACAGCAGTAGCCAGAAAAATTAAAGAGTGGACAGCCCGCAACGGCGGCGTCATTGACGTCAATGCTCTTTACAGTATCCGCAAAGATACGGTTAACGAAGTAATTGACAGACTGATGGTGGGTAAAGACCCTAAAACGTCGGCCAAATACGCGGCTCGCCTGTTAGGGGAAGTACGCCCGTTGATTGACGACGCCATCATCAAAGCGGGCGGCACTGGCTGGAAAGATTATCTTGACACCTTCTCGCATGGCATGGACGTCATCAACCAGCGCAAGATGGCGCAAGTTGCCCGCAACTTGTACGGCAAAGCAGATAAGTCCGACTTTTTGCGGTTAGTTCGAGGTGAGTCACCCGAATTGGTGGAAGAAATATTTGGCCACGGACGCAACGACATCAAAGTGGAGATGGGCAACAAATTCAAAGTTTTGGATGAAGTTGCGGGCGAACTAGAGCGCGGGCAAAAAATTAAATCTGGCGCTGAAAAAGGCGCGGCTGACGTTAAAGACATATTTACGCAAAATCAATTTAAGTTACGCGTTCCGTTTTTTGGCGTCAAAGCTACTGTGGGTAACGCTATACTCAGCGAGCTTTCTGGCAAAATCAATGCTAAGACGGCAAAAATACTAGAAAAAGGGTTTGAGTCTGGCAAAAATTTTGAGGATATGCTGAACGAAGTGCCTTTTGGCGATCGGGGGCGGGTGTACAAGGCTTTTGCGCGGTACGGCCCTGAACTAACTCGCGGGAAATTTAACGTGTCGGCTACCGTAAAAAATGCCTTGGCGCCGCAAGATCAGAATCAGAACCAGAATAGTATGAGGAAAGATTAAATGGCATCCCTAACCCCAACACCCAAGCAGCAGTTCTTCGATGCCAACGGTAACCCGCTGGTAGCTGGTAAGGTCTACACCTACGCCGGCGGCACGACGACCCCGATTGCGACCTACACCGACCAGGCAGGCGGAACAGCTAACGCCAACCCGATCATCCTTGACTCGCGTGGCATGGCCAACATCTGGCTGCAGCCAACGATCGCGTACAAGTTCGTAATCACCGACAGCAACGACGTAACGCAATACACCACGGACAACATCTTGGTGCCTGTGGACAACCTGTCGTTCGGCTCGCCGCCCCCGATCGGGGATGTGTCGCCCAACACTGGCGCGTTCACTACTCTTTCGGCCACACAAGATGTCACCTTCTCCGGCTTTGGTTACGTCCAGATGCCTGTGGGCGCAACGACCGACCGGCCTGCCGTGCCAGCTGAAGGCATGTTCCGCTACAACAGCACGCTAGATCTGTTTGAAGGCTTTAGCAATAACCAGTGGGGCCAAGTGGGCGGCTCGGCAGGCGCGACCGGCGGCGGTAACGACGAGGTCTTTATTGAGAACGACCAGACGGTCACGATCAGTTATACAATTCCAGCTACCAAGAACGCTATGACGACCGGCCCGATCACGCTGGGTGGCGGGTTTGTTGGCACCGGTAGTATTGCAGGCACGACATTAACGATTGACACGGCTACCTCTGGCGCTGTCGCGGTGGGGTCGGTAATTGTAGGCACCAGCATTACGGCAGGCACGGTGATTACGGAATTAGGCACGGGCACCGGCGGTATTGGTACCTACACAGTGTCACCCTCGCAGTCGGTGTCGTTGGACGCCATCACCGCGCCGGTGATTGTCACCGTCTCATCCGGCAGTCGCTGGGTAGTGATTTAGATTTTAAGGAGTAATCATGGCAAGTTTAGTTCTCTCAGGCGATACCAGCGGCACGATTACGATATCGGCTCCTGCTGTCTCTGGCAGCAATACGCAGACGTTGGTTGCGACTACAGGTACGTTAGCGCCGATTGTGTCGGGTACTACGATTACGTTGACCAATCAAACAGCACCTGACTTTACCAACATACCGTCTTGGGTTAAGCGGATTACCTTGATGTTTAACGGCGTAAGCCCAAACAACACTGGGACACTTGTTGTTCAACTTGGCGATGCTGGCGGCTATGAAACTACCGGATATGGCTCAAGTATGAGTTACCTACTTAACGCAACAGTAGCCTCAACAACAAACGTAAGCACTGGGTTTTTGGCGGGGACTTTTGGTAATGCTGGAGCTGCCTACAGCGGGATAATGACTATTGCTACTTTGGGTAGCAATGTTTGGGTGATGTCTGTCAACTTAAATGATTCTACAAGCACAAGGACATTCTTTGGCTCAGGCACAAAAACACTATCTGACACCCTGACCAGTGTTCGCCTTTACATCGACGGAACGCAGCAGTTCGACGCCGGCACCATCAACATCCTTTACGAATAAGAGGTCATCATGCACAGAATCGTGGTCGACGTACAAACTGGTCAAGTGACCCAAGTCGAATTGACAGCTGAAGAAATCGCGGCGATTGAGGCTGCACAAGCGCCTGTCGAGACACCTGTCGAAGCGCCTGTCGAAGCGCCTATCGAAGCGCCTGTCGAGACACCGGCTGAACCCTCTGCGGAGCAATAACTATGGCTGTTACTCTTAACGCATCCACCTCAACGGGCTATATCCAGACCGCTGACACTAGCGGCGATCTGGCCTTGCAAAGTAATGGCACGACGCAGTTTAATGTCACATCGACCGGCGCGTATGGTCAACTGAAGTCTGGTACAGCTGTCACTGCATCGGGTACTTCGGTAGACTTCACATCAATACCGTCGTGGGTCAAACGCATAACAGTAGTGTTTAACGGTGTCAGCACGAACGGAACTTCTAACCTACTGCTTCAACTCGGCGATTCTGGCGGCATTGAAAATACTGGGTATACGTCACGTTCTCAAACAACAGGAGCGAGCGCGACTTCTACTGCAGGGTTTATATTAACAGTCTCACTATCAACTTCCGCAGATACATTTAATGGGGCAGTGTTCTTAAATTTTCTCTCTGCTAACACTTGGACAGAGTCGGCAATTATCAATCATACTGGTCAAAATGTACTGCCATATTCTGCTGGCTCAAAAACCCTATCCGATGTACTGACCCAAGTCCGTATCACTACCGTTAACGGCACAGACACCTTTGACGCTGGCACGATTAACATTCTTTACGAGGGCTGATTATGTCCGTCATTATCAACGGTAGCGCAGGCGTTACCACGAACACAGGTGCTGTGTATGACAGCTTACAGAGAACCACAGCGGTTGCCTCGACGTCGGGTACATCAATTGACTTCACAAGCATACCGTCGTGGGTAAAGCGCATTACGGTGATGTTTCAGGGGGTTGGGACTAACGGCACGTCAATTCCGCAAATTCAACTTGGCGCAGGCAGCATAACAACCTCGGGCTACGTAGGTACTTCAGGAATTTTTACCACCACATCTGCTGTTTCTGCGCTTTCTGCGGGATTTTTATTGTCCGCAGGCCATGCGGCAACAGTGCGCTATCAAGGAGCTGCCACGATAACTTCAATTACGGGCAATGTTTGGGTTTGCACAACAGTATTGGGTAGATCTGACGCTGCTAACATGTGTTTTTGTGGTGGCACAATTGCGCTTTCCGGTACGTTAGATAGGTTACGAATCACCACAGTTAACGGCACTGACGCATTTGCCGCCGGTACCATTAACATCATTTACGAGTGACGCATGGATTCGCAAGTGCTTTTCAATATCGCGGTTGCGATCGCCGGTTTCTTCGGCGGCTGGGTGTTGAACAACATCCACCGCTCGATCGACCGCTTGGACACGGACGTGCGTGCCATGCCGCACGTTTACGTCACCCGTGAGGACTACAAGGACGACATGCGCGAAGTCAAAGAGATGTTGGGCAAGATATTTGACCGACTAGAGGCCAAGCAGGATAAATGATCGATCCGGTGACAATCGGTCTGGCGGTCGCGGGCGTCAAGGCTGTTGTCACTGGCGTCAAAGAGGCGGCTGCTCTTGCCCGCGAAGCGTTTGACGAGATCAACGGTGCAGTCGAGTCCGGCAAGACGCTAGCCGACTCCATGTCGGGCGTCACTAAGTTCTTCTCAGCCGCCGGCAAGTACGAGACCAAGCGCAGTCAGCTTGAAGAGGCCAAGGTTGCCCAAGAGGCGGCAGTGGCCAAAGGCGAGCCGGTGCCCGACTACGTATCAGATGCTGAGTACGTCATGGAGCTGATGATTATTGATCGTCAGATCAAGCAATATTACGACGACATCAAGCACATCTTCACCTACCATTTTCAAGAAGCCGGGATGTGGGATGAGTTCTGGCAGCGCATGAATAAGCTGCGCTCCGACCGTGAGGCAAAAGCTGAAGCCCAGCGCCTAGCGGAAACAGAAAAGCGGCTACATGCCAAAGCTGAAGAAATGAAGAAGCGCCGCGCCAAGCAAGAGATGCTTGCGCACTTTGAGTTGGCGGCAACAGTTGTTGTGGTTACCTGTATCGTCGCCGCGTTTTGTTGGGTTATGTGGTGGATGTTTCAACAAGGAGGCTGACATGGAACCGACAGATTGGATGACGACTAAGTGGCGACCTATGATGGCAATCACGTACATGGTGATTTGCTTGTGCGATTTCATACTGTTTCCTGTTCTGTGGACGCTTGTGCAGTTTTGGGAGACCCAAGCGGCTAACGACGCTTTCCGTGAGTGGAACCCCTTGACGTTACAATCAGGTGGGTTTATCCACATTACGTTCATGGCAATCCTTGGTATTTCTGCTTGGACACGCGGGCAGGAAAAGATTGAGTCAATTAAAGCGGGGAAGACTGACGATGCCTAACCCATACGTAATTGTCGGGGCGCTAGTGCTGGTTATCTGTTCGTATTTCTACGGACATCACACAGGCGTTAAAGTAACCAGAGCCGAGTGGGAAGCGGAGAAGGCTACTGCCGCAATCGAAGCTGGCAAGGTTCTGGCTAAAGCGCAAGACGAAGTGCGGGAGTTAGAACACCTGCTGGCAAACACACAAACCAAAGTGGAGAAGGTCTATGTGGACAAAGTTAGGACTGTGGAAGTGGAGCGCAAGCAGTTTGTTAGTGCTGCTCGTAATGACGGGCTGTTCATCGACGCCTCGTGTCCAGACCGTAGTAACGCCGTGCCCAGTGCTGCCCCCAGTACCAGCAGCGATCATGGAGGAACGAAAGCCCGACTTTCAGGAGAGGCTGCGGAAGCTCTTATCGCCCTCGCCGCAGAAGCCGACGAAATCGCCCACCAATTAACAGCTTGTCAGGAGATACTAAGAAATGAAAGAGAACTTCGACGCGGCCCTGAAGGCAATCCTTAAACACGAAGGCGGGTTTGTTAATCACCCCAAAGACCCAGGCGGCATGACGAACTTGGGTGTCACCAAGAAAGTGTGGGAAGAATGGGTCGGCAAAGCTGTTGGCGAAAGCGAAATGCGGGCGTTGACCCCGGCTACAGTGGCACCGATGTACCGCAAGAAATACTGGGATGCGGTCAGAGCCGACGAGCTGCCAACCGGCCTCGACTATCTGATGTTCGACTTTGCGGTCAACGCTGGCCCTGGCCGTGCCATCCGAACCCTGCAGAAAGCGATCGGAACGAACCCTGACGGCGTCATCGGCTCCAAGACCATGCAGGCGATAAAGACCGCCAATCAGAAGGACTTGATTGCCAAGTTCAGCATGGAGAAGGAGCTGTTCTATAAGGCGCTCCCGACGTTCGCAACCTTCGGCAAAGGTTGGCTGCGCCGGGTAGCAGAGGCTAAGTCACATGCGGTGACGATGCTGGCGTAACTGCCGGCAGACCTCACGGTCGCGCGCCGACATGTCGGGGGATATTTCGGCCACCACGCAATCAGATGGCGTGGGCCGGGGCTGGTCGGGGATGAAGAACGCCAGAAAGCCAATGGTCGCCACCACAATGGCCGCGTAATAGACGAGGACAAGCTCCTTCATACGCTCAACAGCCTGCCCAAGAACTTCACCACAGGCGATTCATACCGTATGGGCACGCCCAGCATGATGTCCTGAACAAACCGCTCCTCTGGCGTAGAGTCGCGCTGATACAACTGCGGCGTGTAGTGCGCGCCGATCTTGGGTGGTTCTTCCTTGATAAAGTAGCCATCACGTAACATCGTCTTTCCTCCTGTCTTCATTTGCACGACGGGCGTCAACACCTTTCTTTTTTATCAACGCCGCCTCGTCCTTAGTATAAATCGATTTTCCCACCATTACGTTGCCTGCTATCCACACTTCTGCTGAGTAGGCATTGTTCTTGCATGATGGGCACCTGCGCTGCCGCCGGATGCCGCCTGGCTGCTGGGTGGTGTTCACAACGTGGGTCTTACTGCCGCACTGCATACACTTCATGGACGTACCGCCTTTGCCATGATCTCCAGCCGTTCACGGGCGTCGCGCAGGGCGCAGTAGCGCTGATGCAGGCGCTGCAGATGGGAGCTGCGGCGCTCGTTCAACGTCTCATGCGTCAGTAGCGCGAACACCTCGTCTTCTGACAATGACGACAGAACGTCATTCAGTGCGCGCCAGCTTTGCTTTTTCATGTTCGACCTTCTGTTCTATGGTTTCTAATTTATCCACCGCACGCATCCAGGCGTTGGCGATTTGGTTGTACTCCTTATTGCGCTGGCGCTCTTCTACCTGCGCGGCCTTTAGTTTGGCCTTCCAGTAGTCAATTCTTTTCACGTTGTTCGGCCTCCAGCTCACGCAGATCGTTGGCCACATCTGAGACGCCGTGCCAATCCGATCTAGCGATCATGACATGCAGGTAGTCGATCAGAATCTCACGCTGGGTTTCGTACTTGGTAAAGTCAGTCATTTGGTGTCCTCTTTCATTTTGGTAAATTTTGCCATCGGAATGATACGTTTGCTGCCGTCCAACATTTCAATATGCACAAAGCCCTGCGAGGCCGCCCAGCAGCCGTAGTACGCGCGGTTTAGCCCGTCGATGTCAAAGGCCATCTTCATGCCGTGGCACCAGCTGGGGCGCTCTTGGGTCAACACCGTCTGCACACTGATGTCGTTCGTGTACGTCAGGTAGTCGGGCGGGGCTGCCATCGCAGGTGCTGCCAGTAATAAAAGTAGATATCTCATTTCAATGCCTCCATCGCTATGTCGGAAATCGCTCGTTTGTCGTGCAGTGCTGCCCAGATCTTTTCGTCAACTGTCTTGTCTGCGAGCAGAATATAGACCCAGACGTCATGCACTTGGCCGGATCGATGGAGCCGCCCGACGGTTTGTTCATACAGTTCAAGCGACCAGGGCAGGGAGAGGAAGACCATGTGGCATCCTCCGTGTTGTAGGTTAAGGCCATGCCCGGCTGATTTGGGATGTACAGCGAGGAGTTCGATTTGCCCGGCGTTCCATCGCTTGATGGCGTCGGGGTCGTCAAGGGTGGCAAGCTTCGGATAGCGGCGACGAAGTTCTGCCACCTCCTCCTGAAACTGGTAAACAAGAAGCGTATTCGCATGTTGATTCTCCTCCAGTAATTCGTCCAATCGATCAAACTTGTGCCCGCTAAACCACACCGCCGTCTTGCTGTTGATGAACTGACCCGGCACGGCGGACGCCACTCGGCTGCTGTCGTACACAAACCCAGACGCCATCTGTTGCAACTTTGATGTAACGGCAGCAGCGTTCGCCGCTAGAATCTCGGCTGTCGGAAACTGCACCACAAAGTCTTTCTTCATCTTTTCATACGGCTGTCGGTCGGCAAGCGTAGACCGCAGCTCGACCACATGGCAAGGCGGCAGCTTGTCCTTGTACTCGCCAGGCTCCAAAACGAACGTCGCCGGCTTGATGCGTTGCATAACCAACGACAGCGCGCCTGGGCGTGGCAGCCACTCGCCGAAGTCTCGGTTCATGCAGACAAAGTACTGCTGCAGGAACGCGCCTTTGGCTCGGCCTAAGAGCTTCTCATCAACGATCTTGCACTGGCCGAAGACGTCTTCAAGGCCGTTGCTGGTGAATGAGCCAGTCAGACCCCAGCGAATCTTGAACTGGTCGATCACCTTGTGCAGCGCTTTGAAACGTGTGCCGGAGGGGTTCTTCAACTTCGTCAGCTCGTCGAACACGATCGCGTCAAAGTCGGACAAGTCCTGCTCGGCCAGCCACTGGATGTTGTCGTAGTTAGTGACCACTATCAGGTCGCCGCTGTCCAACGCTTCGTTACGTTCTTTTGGCGTACCGATTGCCACAGCAAGCGTTAGTTGATGCGCCCACTTTGGCTGCTCAATCGGCCACACGTCCGTGCAGACACGCTTTGGCGCCAGAACGAGGAAGCGTGACGCGTACCCGTCCTTGACCATCGCCTGCATGGCGGTCAGCGTGATGGCCGTCTTGCCGGCGCCCACAGGCGCCAAGATCATCGCGCGGTTACGCTCGTACAGGAAGTCAGCCGCTTCGTCCTGGTAGGGGCGCAGCTTTAATCCACTCATCAATCATCTCCGTCGACCATAAACATGCGTAATTTTGTTTCAATCGCAACACGTCGTTGCGAAAATGTTTTTGTAGCTCAGACAGCCGACCTTTGGGCGCTTTCAACTCCACAAACCATGTGGAACCATCAGGCATACACGCTAAGCGGTCACTAACCCCGCGTTGTGTGACAGACTTGAACTTGTACGTCTTGCCACCGGCACGCTCGACTGTCCAAACAAAATAATTTTCGATTTCTGATTCACGCATGGCCGAAATATAAGGCATCAAAAAGTATTTGACAAGGATTATTTTAGGGTCTACAGTCGAGGCTCAATCACTACACGGGAGTACAGTTCAATGAAAGCGTTTCCACTATCAAACATGGCTGGGTTAAATCAGCAAGGCATGGAGCTGCGCGATTACTTTGCCGCAGCCGCGTTGCCAGCAGTCATAGCAGACCCAGACACACAAAAAACGTCTAAGTTACTTGAGCTGCCTTTTTCGGGTGTTGCCGCGTCGCTTGCGTATACGTTTGCAGATGCCATGATGGAGGCGCGCAAATGAGTCACTCTAATATCGTCGGCGGCAGCACCGCCAAGCGCGTCATCAACTGCCCGGCATCAGTCAAGCTGGTGCAACAGATGCCGCCCCAACCTGAGTCCGAACACGCAGCACGCGGCACACTGCTGCATAACGTGATCGCCGAGTTGCTTGAGTTCGACAAGAAGCCCGCGCAGTGCATTGGCGCTCAGTACAAAGATCAGACACTCACACAGGAGTTAATTGATGAGAAGATTATTCCCGCTCTCGCGGCGCTTGACGAGATCGACCCCGACAAGACGATGGAGTACATGGTTGAAACCCGAGTTGCCTTTGGCGATTTTTTGCCTAATGTCTTTGGTAGCACTGACCTACTTGGGCGTAAAGATAAACGCGCCATCGTTCTTGATTGGAAATTTGGCGATGGCGTATCTGTTGATGCTGTGGAAAATCCTCAGCTCCTGTTTTACGCAGCCGCCGCGATGAGAACACCGGCAGCGCAGTGGATCTTTGAAGGCGCTGAAGAGATCGAGTGCATCATCGTGCAGCCCCCGATGGTACGCCGCTGGGTGACGACGCCCGCACGCATCAAAGAGTTTGAGCAAGAGCTGCTGTACGCCGTGCGCCTGTCGTCATGGCCCGAGCCGCCCATGCAAGAAGGTGACCACTGCCGTTGGTGTGCCGCCAAGCCCATCTGCCCACGCATGACGGGAGCAACCGAGCGCGCATTGAAGGGCAAGCTGCTTGACATGCCAGTGCAGCAAATATCCGCCCGACTGCAACAGGCTGAGATGCTGCAAACCTACATTAACGATTTGCAAGCATTAGCGTTTCAGATGCTCGACAAGGGTATTGACGTGCCAGGTTACAAACTGGTTGCCAAGCAGGCGCGGCGCCAGTGGGTAGAGAAAGCCAAGATTGAAGCCTGGGTAGACGCGAACAACATCAAGGATGCGTATGAGCCTGTGACAATTAAGTCGCCAGCACAGCTTGAGAAAGTCTTGAAAAAGGCTAAAATAGAATTTCCCGCTGACATGGTTGTATCTGTGTCGTCGGGCGATACGTTGGCACCGGATTCCGATCCGAGGCCAGCGGTGTTGCAAATCGGGAAGCAGTTAACTGCAGCCCTTTCTAAAATCCAATAGGAGTAAAGTAATGTCGAATCTTGTTAATTTCAAAGGTGCAAACCTTCCAGCAGTATCTACCCTCTCAACCGCACTGCGCACGCTTGAGACCGAAGTCGGCCCCGCAGGCTCCGTCATCCTGAAAATGGACAAGACCGGCCACTGGGTGTTTGGTGCAGACCAGACCGAAGTCGATGACGATGCAACGTGGGCGATCAACCCGTTCTCTTTCATCCACGGCTTTATTGCATGGGGTGAAGGCGAAGTGTTGGGCGAGAAGATGGTGTCGGTATCCGAGCCGCTGCCAGAGATGGAAGCAGCACCACCCAACGCCAAGCGTGGTTGGGAGGCGCAGGTCGGCATGTCATTGAAGTGCGTCACTGGCGCCGACAAGGACATGGAGGCGCGCTACACCGTCACGTCCGTGGGTGGCAAGCGAGCTGTTCAGCAGTTAGCGGTTGCGATTGCCGAGCAGGTTGAGAAGAACCAGAGCAAGCCAGTGCCGATCGTGCGTCTCAAAAAAGACCACTACACGCACAAGTCGTATGGCCGCATCTATACGCCGGTGTTTGAAGTCGTTGAGTTTGTCTCGATGGACGGCGAGTCGGATGCACCAGCAGCAGAAGTCGAAGCACCGGCTGAAGCGGCACCAGCAGGCCGTCGTCGTCGCGGCTAAGTAGCACGGGGGAAAGCGGATGCTGCCGTGCGACTGGTTGGGAGAACCCAGCCGGTATTGCAGACAGACGCAGCGAGTACCCCACCTTTCAATGGCACCGGTTACCTAAACATCAGGCTCTTCCTTGGTCGGTTCGACCTGATGCTGGCAGGGTAACCGGGGCCACCCTCTCAGAATAAAAATTATGTCTATTCTCTGGCTCGACTTCGAGACGCGCAGCCGATGCGACCTGTCCTCTAAAGGGGTTTACAACTATGCACAAGACGCAAGTACAGATGTACTGTGTATGTCCTACGCGTTTGACGACGATGAGGTTGTCACCTGGACTCCCAACCAGCCGTTTCCCGCGATGGTTCGGAATCACACCGGACGCATCTACGCGCACAATGCCGCCTTCGAGCGCCTCATCTTTTGGTACGTCCTACAGTGTAACTTTCAACTCGAGCAGTTCTATTGCACCGCGACACAAGCGCGTGCTAACTGCTTGCCTGGGTCTCTCGAAGACGTCGGGCGCGCCATCAGCAGCAACATGCGCAAAGACCACCGAGGAAGCCAGCTTATCCGCGCTCTTTCCATCCCTCGCGCTGATGGATCGTTTAACAATTCGCCAGAGTTAATGGCCGAGATGGTGGCGTACTGCGAGCAGGACGTCAGAACCATGCGCGTAGTCAGCCAGGCCATGCGTCCGCTCTCCGATCAGGAGTTGGCCGACTACCACACCAACGAGCGCATCAACGACCGTGGATTACTTATAGACGTAGAATTATGCCGTGCGGCTTCAAAATACGCCGCGCAAGAAGTCAAAGAGACAGAGCGTGAAGTGTATGAGTTGACCGATGGGCAGGTGACTAGCGTTCGCTCGCCGCGTTTGCGTGAATGGGTGTGGAATAGCGTCGGTGATGAAGCGCGGAAGTTAATGCAGAGTTATAAGGATGGCGAAGCGAGGAAAAGCTTAGATAAAAACGCAAGGGCGGCGCTGATTGCTTTTTCTGAAGAAAACGCCGACGAAGTACCTGCCGTGGTAGCCAACGTAGTGCAGGCCGCAGACAATATGTTTTCGTCGTCTGTCGCCAAGTTTGCGCGGCTATCAAATTTGGCTGATGAAGAAGATTGTAGGTTGCGGGGCGCTTTTATATTTGCCGGTGGCAGCGCGACCGGAAGATATAGCAGTACAGGCGCGCAGTTGCAAAACATGAGCCGTGTATGTGCAAGCGAGCCAGATGCAGTGCGGCATGCGTTAGTACGCAATCATGAAGTTGTTCCTCGTTTTGGAAAGCGGGTAACGGACGTTCTTAAAGGGATGCTTCGCCCCGCCATCATGGCGCCCAAAAATCACAAGCTGATTGCGTTAGATTGGTCGGGGATTGAAGCGCGTATGACGCCTTGGTGCAGTGGGGCGACGACAGCAGAAAATACGCTGGACATATTTCGAGCGGGTAAAGATATTTACGTCAGCACTGCCGCTGCGATGTTTGGAAAAGCTGAATCTGACGTAACTAAAGCGGACAGAATGCTAGGTAAAGTGGCCGTACTCGCTTGCGGATTTGGAGGGTCAGTAGGCGCGTTCGCATCGATGGGGCGTATCTACGGCGTAACACTACCAGAACACGAAGCAAAGCGCATGGTTAACTTGTGGCGCAAGGCAAACCCGTGGGCGGTTGTGTTTTGGCGAGAGCTTGAAGACGCTGCGACGCGCGCGATGCGAAACCCAGAAAGAGAATTTACCGCCGGTAAGGTTACATACATGCGCCAAGGTGGGCATCTCTGGTACGCGCTGCCGTCTGGGCGTGTGTTGTGCTACCCACAAGTGCGTTTTGAGGCTGATGGCAGCATCTCATACGCAAAAGCGGCATGGAAACCTGCGGCAGCAGATACTGAGTGGCCGCGCGCGCGTTTGTGGTTTGGCGTGCTGATTGAAAATTTAGTCCAAGCAAGCGCGAACTGTCTTTTACGGCATTCGCTGCGCAGATTGGACGCTGAAGGGTTTAAAGTTATTGGATCAGTGCACGATGAAATAATAGTTGAATGTTTAGCTTGCGATGCGGACGATGTTAGGCGTAGAATGATTGAGATTATGACTACCCCGCCGGATTGGGCTAGAGGGCTTCCTTTAGAAGTCGAAGGCGACATAATGGAGCGTTTCTCAAAATGACATCTTCACTCACCTATAAACGTATGCGCGAAGTTGTGCGCTATGATCGTCAATCAGGGCTGTTTTATTGGAAAGTTTCGGTCGGAAAAGCTAAACGTAACGAAGTCGCTGGGCATACAGACAGCAGCGGGTATACAAAAATAAGCATTGACGGCGTAAAATATTTTGCGCATCGTTTAGCGTGGTTCTATTGTTTTAAAGTTTGGCCGCAAAAAAATATCGACCACGTAGACCGTTGCAGAAGCAATAATCGAATAAAAAATTTACGCGATGTAGGGCAATCTTTAAACGGCTTAAATGGTTCGCTGCGACGCAACAATAGTAGCGGGCATACCGGAGTATCATACGACCCTCGTCGTGATACGTGGGTTGCATACGTAAATAAAGACGGCAGAAAAAAACATTTGGGCGCGTATGGCAGCCCAAAAATCGCCGCGCAAGCGCGTGCGTCTGTGATAGCTGCGTTTTTTACTAAATAAAAAAGCCGCCTGGCAGGGCGGCTTTCTCAACTACAAGGACTGCAATGGATTTCCTAGAATTTTATACTAATCTCGCCCCGATGGGGGAGACTGCGCTCGTCATCCGTCAAAAGCCCAAGTTGAAGGGCGGTCAGGTGCAACTGCACCCCGATGGCGCGGTGATCTGTACATGGCCGGCGTACCTGCCGGACTATCCGACCAAGCCCGATTGGGCCATCTACGGCAACACGGCAAGCTTCATCATCGACCGCTTCAAAGACGGGCACGTCTCAGCATCTAAAGACAACTGCGACTACGTACTGGTCATGGTGCTGGATGACGTGGGCGACCCTGAGAAGGCACCCAACATCCCACCTCTTGCGCCGACTTGGATCATGGAGACGTCCGAGGGGTCGTTCCAGTGGGGTTACGCATTCTCGGAGCAGCCGACGAAGGGCGAGTACGCCGCAGCCATCGACGCCATTATCAAAGCCGGCTACTGCGACCCAGGTGCCAACAATGCGGTGCGCAACTTCCGCTTGCCGGGGTCGATCAACATAAAGCCGGGGCGTGACTTGTTCGCGTCGCGTCTAGTCGAGTTCCACCCTGACCGCGAGTTCACCCTGCCCGAAATCTGCGCGGCTTTAGGCGTCACGCCGTCCGAGCCATCATCCTTGGGCGTGCGTCCTATCCGGCTGTCCGACGATGGTGCGGATGACGTGATGGCGTGGCTGTCCGCGCAGGGTGTGCTGTTGTCCACACCGAATACACGCGGGTGGGCGGCTGTCATCTGCCCGAACAAGGATCAACATACGGACGGCAACCCCGAAGGCGGCTACAGCCCATCGACGCGCTCGTATCGGTGCCTGCACTCGCACTGCGTCGACTTTGACTCAAACGCGTTTCTCGATTGGGTCGCCGCCAATGGTGGGCCGAAACACTCGCCTGGCCTGCGTGAAGAGTTGCTGGCGGCTGTGATGGATCAGACGCTCGCAAAACTGACGCCGACTGAGGCGTTTCCGGACAAGGGCGCCGAGGTGATCGCCGAGGTCGAGAAAAAACAACTGGATAGGGTCGAGAAGGAAAGCTGGTATGAGCGTTTTGCGTACATTCAGGATGATGATTCGTACTTTGACATGCTGGATAGACGCGAGATTAGTCGCAATACTTTCAATGCACTCTTTCGGCACGTCACCTGTCACTCCATCCACAAGGGCAAAACGCCGCGCCGAATTGAGGCGTCTACATGCTTTGACGAAAACCGACAGGCGAAAGGTGCGCTCGCTCTAGCCGGTATTACTTACGCTGCCGGCGAGACGGTGCTGGTGTCGCGTGACGGGCAGGTCTACGGCAACCGATGGTCGGATGGCCGTCCGGCGTGCGTGGCTGGCGATATATCGCCTTGGTTAGACCATCTGCACCGGATGGTGCCTGAAGAGTTTGAGCGGGAGCATTTGCTTAACGTCATAGCGCACAAGGTGCAACACCCAGACGTCAAGATCAATCATGCGATTCTGCACATTGGCCGGCAGGGTAGCGGCAAAGATACGCTATACGAGCCGTTTTTATGGGCTGTTGGGGGTGCTCGCGCCAGCCGGCGTAATGTGGCCATTGTGCGCAACGAGGAGATCACGTCTCAGTGGGGCTATAACTACGAATCTGAAATCATGGTGTTTGAAGAGCTGCGCCAGAGCGAGGCGAAGGATCGCAGGGCGCTCGAGAACCATCTGAAGCCCATTATCGCTGCGCCGCCTGAGTTTGTAACCGTCAACCGCAAGGGGCTGCACCCGTACCAGGCACTGAACCGGATGCTGGTGCTGGCATTCTCGAATGAGCGTGTTCCCTTGTCGCTGCCATCCGAAGATCGCCGCTGGTTTGTCGTGTACTCGGACGCGCCGCGCATGACTGAGGAAGAGGGCGCCCGCTTGTGGCGCTGGCTGGATAATGGCGGCTGTTCGGCGGTCGCAGCGTGGCTGTATCAGCGCGATGTAAGCAAATTTAACCCAGGCGGCACTCCACCGCTGACTGAGGCGAAAATAATCATGGTCGAGCAGGGCAGGTCAACGGCTGAATCGTATCTGGTTGAGATGATCGAGCGCCGCTTGGGCGAGTTCTCTGCGGGCGTGGTAGCCGCACCGTTCTATAGCTTGTGTGACCGCCTGCAAGGCGGCGCACCGATGAATACCCGCGTGGTACAGCAGGCACTCTTGCACGCGCTCAAAGAGGCCGGCTGGGTCGATATGGGGCGCATAAAGTCGCGGGAGTTTGACACCCGTAAGCACATCATCTGTGCGCCAGAGCTGGCCGACACGGCGAGCAAGTCGGAGCTGCGGCGGATGGTCGAAGAGACGCCGCCACCATCAGCGGTCAGGTTGGTCAAGTGATGCGGGTTTTAATCGCTTGTGAATACAGCGGTACGGTGCGCGATGCGTTCATCAGGGCAGGACATGACGCGCTATCGTGCGACCTGCTGCCGACTGACGTGCCTGGACCGCACTATCAGGGTGACGTGCGCGACATTTTAGGCGATGGATGGGATTTGATGATTGCACACCCGCCATGTACGCATCTGGCCGTTTCAGGCGCGCGCTGGTTCAAGGATAAGCAGGTCGAGCAGGCCGAGGCGCTCGACTTTGTGCGATTGCTATTGGCCGCGCCAATACCGCGTATCGCGCTGGAAAATCCGGTCAGTATCATCTCCAGCCGAATCAGAAAGCCAGATCAGATTATCCAGCCGTACCAGTTTGGCCATGAGGCCACAAAAACAACGTGTCTGTGGCTTCAGAACGTGCCACCGCTTGTGCCGACTGAGATTGTGAGCAAGGGTGCGCGACATGTCACTAAGAGCGGCAAAAGCTTGCCCGAATGGTACAACCTGCCACCATCACCGGATCGCTGGAAAATCCGGTCTGCTACATTTCCAGGGATTGCGGCTGCAATGGCCACTCAATGGGGCGCTCTGGCGTAAAAAAAGCCCGTCAGGTTTGATCCTGACGGGCAACCGAAGGATGGCCCGAAGGGCCAGCGCGGGAGAGTGCGCGCGTCACAACCCTAGCACGATCGCGAGCAGGGCCGCAAGTATCAATCCGATGAGAGCGAACATGCAGCCTCCGATTCAATGTCACGGATAATCGTATCTTTGAGCAGGTCGACCACATCCACACCACCGGCGTATGCATGAATGAGCCAAGCATTGCCGGCAAAGCCGACAGAACGATCGGCCGGTTCCCAGTCGACAAAGCAGAGCAGCTCGATATCGCCGTGCGTGTACGTGTACGGCCACAAGTGTTGCGGCCACTGCGGGCCGCTGATGTCAGTCGTTATCTTGCGCATAATTCACTCCGTGGTCGGTTAGTAGGTACTGTAAGCGGCTAATTTCGCGCTCTAGCGCGTCAATTTGCTGCAGCGCGTGCGCCAGATCGTAATTGCCGGCCATGTAAGCGGCGCGTTCGCGTTCGTCAAGTGTCAAATAGTCTTTAATCGTTACCATAGTGCTTCTCCGTGAGTTTCGATTGTGGGCGTTTGTGCCCGTTTGCGCGGTACTTTGCGCGTTATGTAAGGCCGGCCAGCTGCTGGCGGATAGTCCCGCCAACAGCAGACCGCCCCGAAGTCATCTAGCCAGCCGTATTGCGTGCGCATCAGAACTGCCGGTAAACGATGCCAGATTTTGTGTTGCCAACTAAAACGCCTTGATCGGCCAAATAATCCAATACTTGCGCCTCTTGTTCGTCTTCGCTTTCGTTTTCGTCAATCTCGATTGAATAGTCGGACGCGATGGTTTGCCAGTCGCTCTCGGCAAAGTCGCAGCAAAGGCCAATCACGTCGAGTTCGAACTCTTCGCCGCAGGAATCCTCGACTTCCTCAATGTATTCAAACAGTATGCCGAGGCCGTCATAACTGAATTGTTCGCCGCGTCCGGCTTTGTGGAATGCGTCGCGGAAATCGTAGACAGATAGTGAAGTTTTCATGGTCGGTTCTCCTGTAAGTTAGACAGCCTGTTTTGACCGGATAAAATCGGCCAAAAATATTTCGAGCAAACGAAGCCGGTCTAAACCTTCGAAATCGCCGTTTGCATCATTCCACTCTAATGCGCGGGTGATGACGTCATCCGGTGCGGAATAAATGTCCCATGAATCGTGCGGCACGCCGTGGAATAGTTCGACAATTTGGCCTTCGGTGAAAGTGTAAGAAATATTTTTCATGGTCGGTTCTCCTGTAGGTTAGTAAGCAAGCAACATAAAGACAAATACCGCGAGCGATGCAAAGCCGAACACGGCGCAAGCGATTTCGAGAATGGTAGGTTTCATGCTAATTCCTTCGCGTAGTGATACATCGACCAACAGTCGCGGTTCGCCCAATATTGCAGATCGTCTACGTCTGACACTATCTCACCGACAATTTGCAAGATGCGCCCATTGTGTGCCGCGTCTTCATCACGCGGAAACTGGTAATTGAGCCATTTATCAAAGAAGGCCATGTATTCGCCGAATGTCATCATTTTCAATCCTTTGCTTAAAAAATAGGCAGTTAATCGGTAAAACAATTTGTTGCTACCCATCTTTATAGTCCATATCCAAAAGAATGTCAAAGAATATTTTGCAGTCTAAATGATGATTTTTTTGTGACAGAATTGGGCAGATTGTGGCCGCCAAAAAACGCCCCTTGTGACCCACGGCGAAACCTAGTCTGCAAGCGGCTTTTGGCTATTTGTGGGTAATGTGACAGTTAATCTTCTCAGCTGATTTTTAAGTTTAAAACGATAGTATTATGATAATAAGGTTAGGAATATGGCTGCGCTCACGTTGGGGGCGAGCGATTTTAAACCATGGTCCACATTGCCCACATTGCCCACATAGCAGAATGACAACAAATAAAGTTATCCACAGATTTGATAGCAAAAGGGCAACAGTTAGTACTCACTAACCTGGCTATGTTAGTGACCACTAACCTTGTAAGTGAGTGCCCACTAACCTGGTTAGTTAGTGCTTACTAACTTGTCAGCCTGGCAACTCAAAAAAGTAAGTGCTCACTAACCTGGGGGGTGGGGGGCCCGTGGCTGGCCGGTCACGATTACGGAGGGTCTGCACAAAATTTTTTTTCTTTATAAAACCAGCCAACGACCACCAGAAAAATAGCCCACATTGCCCACAAATTGACATCACACGCAAATGCGCTAATATGCAGCCATGTTCAAATCCATCCCGTTCACCCCGCGCAAAGTCGAGGCGACCGAAGCCAGGCTTCAGGCCATCTATGACGCAGCTGCGCTTGGACTTAAAGGCGACTCGCTCGCCTTGGCCGCTGGTATGCTGCCCACCGAGTTTAGGCAGCTGTGCGAGCTTGACCCAGCAGCGGACATGGCCGCCATGAAGGGCCGCGCCGACAGCGAGATGGAGGCCAGCGCCCACCTGCGTGAGGCAGCCCGCTCTGGCGACGCTAAGGCAGCGTTGGCGATCCTGCAGCACGCCCACGGCTGGACGGCCCGCCAAGAGATTAGTGTCGACATCACGAACAAGATCAGCATCACGCAGGCGCTGCAGCAGGCGCAGGAACGCGTCATCGACGGACTGATTACGGAACAGCAACCGGAGTATCTGGAAAATGCCACTGAACGCACTCGCACCGCCGTCGGTTAATGTATTGCGGCAAGCAGTCGGCGCTGACGCCTTTGCCGCGCCCACCGCACCAATACAGACCTACTCACCTCGCCCTGGCGTGACCTTTGTCGGGCAAGTGCATGGCGAACCCATGACGCTGCCTGCTCGCATCAAAGCAGAGGCTGCGCAACACGGCGCGTATTACGAAGGCACGGGTGGCGACAAGCTGCCGGGCGTGTCATACAAAGGGTCGTGGGACGACGCAGCCGCCAAAGCGGTCAAAGGATATCCGTCAGAATTCCTGTTTACGCTGTTTACCAACACGGACGTAAACAAACAAAAAGACGTGCTGCCTAGCGACAAGACGATATTTGATAGCATTTTGGAAAACCAAGACAAGTTCGGGTACTTTAAAGACCGTAAGTTTGACAGCAAGACCTTGGCGACTTTCCTGCAAAACATGGGGCCGGAGTTTTTGCAAGAAGCCCAGCGCCCGGCGTCAAAGGAAAACGTAGCGGCGTTTTTAGACCGGGGCGAGCGCGAAATGTGGGAGGCTGACGACACACCCGCACGCCAGATGGCCAACAAAGCCAACGAACACCGCCAACGCTGGTTGCTGTCGCAACCCAAAGGCGTGTACTTTATAGGCTCCGACCACCTGCAAGACTTGAAACGACTGCAAGGTAAATAATGGCGCAACAGCCGATCTATGACGCCGAGGGCGAGCAGCTCCTAATGACGCGCCTCTGGGCGCCGACCATCGCTGACGACCCCGAGGCGTTCGTGCTGTTCGCGTTCCCGTGGGGGCAACCCAACACGCCGCTGGCCAAGTTCAAAGGCCCGCGCACCTGGCAGCGCAAGATACTGCGCAGGATAGCTAGCCACATCAAGAATAATCGGGGTCAGATTGACATGGACGCCCTACGCACTGCGGTTGCGTCCGGTCGAGGGATTGGTAAGTCCGCGCTCGTCTCTTGGTTAGTCTTGTGGATGCTGTCCACCCGCATCGGGTCTTCAGTCATCGTCAGCGCCAACAGTGAAGCGCAGCTGCGGTCGGTCACATGGGGTGAGTTGACCAAGTGGCAGGCAATGGTGATTAACAGCCATTGGTGGGAGATCAGCGCAACCAAGCTGATTCCGGCCAAGTGGATCACTGAACTGGTCGAGCGCGACTTGAAGAAAGGTACGCGCTACTGGGCGGCCGAGGGCAAGCTCTGGTCGGAAGAGAATCCCGACAGCTACGCGGGTGTCCACAACCACGACGGCATGATGTTGATCTTCGACGAAGCGTCTGGTATTCCGGACGCCATCTGGTCGGTCGGTGCGGGCTTCTTCACAGAACCCATCCTTGACCGGTACTGGTTCGCGTTCTCCAACCCCCGGCGTAATCAAGGCTACTTCTACGAGTGCTTCCACGCCAAGCGCAACTTCTGGCACACAGAGAATATTGACTCGCGAACGGTCGAGGACACGGACAAACAGATATATGAGCAGATCATTGCGGAGTATGGCGAGGATTCGCCACAGGCTAGGGTTGAGGTCTACGGTGAATTCCCATCGGCTGGCGAAGATCAGTTTATTGGTGCGTCTGCTGTCGACGATGCCGCCCAAAGGCCACGCTACAAGGACGAGACGGCGCCAGTTGTTGTCGGCGTTGACCCAGCTCGCGGCGGCGCGGACGCCACCGTCATCGTCGTCAGACAAGGACGGGATTTAGTCGCGATCAAACGGTACCACGGCGAGGACACGATGACGACCGTGGGCAGGGTGATCGATGCGATCGAGGAGTACCGCCCGGCGCTAACAGTGATCGACGAAGGTGGTCTGGGCTACGGGGTACTTGACAGGCTAAAAGAACAGCGATACAAGGTGCGTGGAGTGAACTTCGGATGGAAGTCGAGCAAGCCCGTCATGTGGGGCAACAAGCGTGCTGAGATGTGGGGTGCGATGAAGGATTGGTTGAAAACTGCCAGCATCCCCAACGACCGGCAACTAAAAGCCGACCTGACCGGCCCGATGAAGAAGCCCGACTCGTCGGGAACGATCTATCTGGAAGGCAAGAAAGAGATGAAGTCGCGTGGCCTCGCGTCACCGGACGCAGCCGACGCGCTGGCAGTGACGTTCGCGTTCCCGGTAGCAAGCCGCGAATCGGGGTATGAACGAGCAGCTCGCCGCAACGACGGCTATTCGCCGCGCGCAGCAGCTGCAACGGGTTGGTTAGGAGCCTGACATGGCAACGAAAAAAGGTGTGTCGTTAAGTGTTGGCCGGGGCGAGAAGCTGCCGGTCTCCAAGGGCGCCGGCCTGACAGCCAAGGGGCGAGAGAAGTACAACCGCGAGACAGGCTCGAACTTGAAGGCACCGGCACCGCACCCGAAGACGAAGGCTGACGAGGGTAGGAAAAAGTCGTTTTGTGCTAGAATGGCACCTATCGCAAAAAAGAGCGAAGAGGGAAGCCGTGCAAGAGCATCAATGCGTAGATGGAAATGTTGAAATGTGGGCTGATATCCAAGGGTATGAAGGACGGTACCAAGTAAGCACACTTGGCCGCATCAAATCTTTGGCTCGGATGAGGCGGGGAAAAGCTGGCGCGGATGTGCCAATGCCTGAACGAATTATGCGTTTAACCCCAAAAAAGGACAACGGACGCACTAAACCGTATGTAGAAGTGCGGTTTCGAAAAGGTGGTTTACGTACTGAACGATGCAAGGCTTTTTTGGTTCATCGCCTTGTAGCCGACGCGTTTATTAAGCGGTTAGAGCCTGGTGAACAGGTAGACCACATTAACGGTCACCACGCTGACAATCGCGTTGAAAATTTGCGGGTGCTAAAAACCGTTGAACACGCTAGACTTCACCCACTATTGCACACACCAAACGCCCGCAACCCTAAAACTGGCGCGTTTTGGTCAAAAGGGAGTTAATTATGGCGACCAAACCAGGACTGTACGCAAACATTCACGCTAAACGCGAGCGAATTAAGGCCGGATCGGGCGAAAAGATGCGCAAACCCGGCTCGCCTGGCGCGCCGACCAGCAAAGACTTCAAGCAATCGGCCAAAACGGCTAAAAAGGGGAAGTAAGATGCCCGGCAACGTGACAGGATACCCCGAAGGCGTGTATGGCGTGGGTATGCGCGAGCCGTTTGAATCGGAATTAGAGTATTTTAAGAAGAACCCGAACGTAGCGGGTATGGCAGCGGAAGACGATAAGATTATTTTGAATCCGTACAGCACGTTAAAGCCGCAAGAACAAGAATCTGTTAAGTTAAACGAAGCCGCCCGCGTCCACATGCGCCGGGGGATGTTACCGTCACCCAGATACGCGTTGACGCCCGAACAAGAAAAAGCGTTTTCAACCTACGGAACAGGTAATATTGATGATATACGGCAGACTCTGGCCGCACGCATACTGTCGGGTGACCCATCGGCGCTAACGCCAACACCTGAACAGCTAGAGTATGTCAAACAATTACGACAGTTTATGGGAGTGCGATAATGCCGCTCGTAAAGTCCGCAAGCAAGGAAGCCTTTCGTAAAAACGTCAAGGCCGAGGTAAAATCCGGAAAATCGGTGAAACAAAGTGTTGCGATTGCGTATGCGACCAAGCGCGCAGCCGCCAAACCAGCGAAAAAGATGAAGTAAATGGACTATACCGGCATAAATAAGGCAGCAAAAGTCGCCGATATCGGTGGAAATCCACCGCCCGACGACATCAAAAAAGACACACAGGATGTGTTGTCGACCATGCGAAAGCGCCTGCAAATGGCGATTTCTGCGCTGTCTGAAAGCCGGGAAGACGAACTAGACGACCTGCGCTTCTATGCAGGCTCGCCGGACAACCACTGGCAGTGGCCGGCAGATGTTCTGGCCACCCGTGGTGCAGTGCAAGGGCAGACGATCAACGCCCGCCCGACACTGACGATCAACAAGCTGCCGCAACATGTCCGACAAGTCACGAACGACCAAAGACAAAACCGTCCGAGCGGCAAAGTTATACCCGCTGACGACAACGCCGACCCAGAAGTCGCCGAAATCTACAACGGCATGGTCAGGCACATCGAGTACATCTCGGATGCCGACGTTGCCTACGACACCGCCTGCGAGAACCAAGTAAGCTACGGCGAAGGTTACATCCGCATCCTGACCGAGTATTGCGACGACGACACGTTCGATCAGGACATCAAGATCGCACGGGTACGCAACTCGTTTTCGGTCTACATGGACCCTACCATCCAAGACCCCTGCGGCGCAGATGCTAAGTGGTGCTTCATTACCGAAGACCTGCAGCGCGCTGAATACGAGCGCATGTTCCCCAACGCAAGCCCTATCTCGACCTTGCAGGCGCAAGGTGTGGGCGACCAATCGATTTCGGTCTGGATCAACCAAGACACCGTGCGTATTGCTGAGTATTACTACGTAGAGTACGACAACGCGACACTGAACCTGTACCCCGGCAACGTGACGGCTTTCGAAGGTTCGCCCGAAGCTCGCCAGATGAAGCAGATGGGTGTCAAGCCTGTGCGTAAGCGTCAGGTACATGCCAAGCGGGTCAAGTGGTGCAAGACCAACGGCTACGAGATGTTGGAAGAGCAGGATTGGGTTGGCAAGTGGATCCCGGTCGTGCGCGTCATTGGTAACGAGTTTGAGGTCGACGGCAAGCTGTACGTGTCGGGTCTGGTGCGTAACGCTAAAGACGCCCAGCGCATGTACAACTACTGGACGAGCCAAGAGGCCGAGATGCTGGCCTTGGCACCCAAAGCACCGTTCATTGGCTATGGCGGCCAGTTTGAAGGCTACGAGATGCAGTGGAAGACGGCCAACACGCAGAACTGGCCGTATCTAGAGGTCAACCCGGATGTTACAGACGGCTCTGGGGCTGTCCTGCCGCTGCCACAACGTGCTGCCCCACCGCTGCCGCAGACCGGTCTGATTCAGGCCAAGATGGGCGCCTCGGACGACATTAAGTCGACCACGGGGCAGTACGACACTAGCTTGGGAGCGACATCGAATGAGCGTTCGGGCAAGGCAATTATGGCGCGCGAGCGTCAGTCTGACACTGGCACTTATCATTACGTGGACAATCTGGCACGGGCTATTAGGCACGTCACTCGCCAGATTGTTGACCTGATCCCGAAGATTTACGACACCCAGCGGGTTGCCCGCATCATTGGCGTGGATGGCGACACCGACATGGTCAAGCTTGACCCCACCCAGCCAATGCCGGTCAAGAAGATCGTGGATCAGAACAACATCGAGATCGACAAGATATACAACCCCGGCGTGGGTAAGTACGACGTCGTGGTGACCACCGGCCCGTCCTACATGACCAAGCGTCAGGAGGCACTGGACGCGATGGGTATGATCCTGCAATCCAACCCGCAGCTCTGGCAAGTCGCCGGCGACCTGTTCATCAAAAACATGGATTGGCCGGGCGCCCAAGAGATGGCCGAGCGGTTTGCTCGCGTCATCGACCCGAAAGTGCTGGGCGATGGTTCGGACGACAGCCCCGAGATGCAGATGGCCAAGCAGCAGATCGAGGCGATGGGCCAAGAGCTGGATCAGCTCCAGCAGATGCTGCAAAACGTCGGCAAGTCAGTCGAAGTGCAGGACTTGGAGCGCAAGAACTTTGAAGCCGAGATCAAGGCGTATCAGGCCGAGACACAGCGACTGACTGCCATATCTGGCGCTATGAACCCCGAACAGGTGCAAGAAGTTGTCATGCAGACTCTGCGTGATGTGATGACCACAGGCGACTTGGTGATGCAGCAGCAGAGCCAGCAGCTGATGGGCGACATGGCTATGCCGCAGGAAATGCCGCAAGAAATGCAGCAAATGCCGCCTGAAATGGGTATGATCCCACCTGAATCGGCTGAAATGCCGCCAGAAATGATGAATATGCCGCCTCAGGAGCCAATGGTATGAACGCCGCAGACTTTGTAGGTACGCTGTTTTTGGGTCGTGATGTGGCTCATTCAGTGCATCTGAACACCCGCAGTTACGCCAAACACAAGGCGCTGCAGAAGTTTTACGACGGTATTGTTGATCTAGCGGACAAGTTTGCTGAAGCTTATCAAGGCAAGTACGGCCTGATTGGCCCAATTACGTTGCAGTCTGCTAAAAAGCAGGGCAATATTTTGGAATTCCTGCAGGATCAGCTAGATGAAATACATGCTGCGCGCTACAAGGTCGTCGATAAGGAATGCACCGCAATCCACAATATCATCGACGAAATTGAAGGGCTGTACATGTCAACGCTCTATAAATTGAAGTTTCTTGCTTGAGGTAAAACATGGCAAATTACACCTATATCACGGCTTCGGCCAACATTAAACCGATGGCGGGTAAGCTGAAGGGTATTTTTGTCAGCGCAGCTTCTAGCACCCCGACCATCACTGTCTACGACTCAGCTGCAGCGACCACGACCACCACGATCTTGGGGACGTTCACGCCGGCTGCTGCCACGTCATACCTGCTGCCGCTTGACGGCGCGTATGCTAGAAATGGCATTTATGTCGTAATCAGTGGTACAGTAAACGCAACAGTTATTTACGAGTAAATCGAAATACCGCACAGGTGCGGCACACCTGGGATTCTTTAGGAATCGACAATGTCTGACGAAGTACAAAATGATCTAGCGGCAGTGCCCGCGCCGGAACCGGAACCGACGGCAGTACCGGAACCCGAAGCAATTGCGCCGGAAACTGAAGAGCCAAAACCAGCTAAAGTCTTCACACAAGAAGAGCTCGATGCTGCGATTGGCAAGCGGCTTGCAAGAGAACAGCGTAAGTGGGAAAGAGAACAGGCACGTCGAGCGCAAGAAGCGCCTGCCGCACCTGCCGAACTCCCACCGGTCGAGAATTTCAATTCTGTCGATGAGTATGCCGATGCACTGGCTATACGCAAGGCAGAGGAATTGTTGGCCAAGCGTGAAGCTGATCGTGAACGCATGAGTATGCTTGAGGCGTATCAAGATCGTGAAGAGGACGCGCGGGCTAAGTATGAAGACTTCGAGCAAGTCGCATACAACCCTGCACTGCCGATCACGAACGCGATGGCTGAGACTATTCAGGCTTCTGAAATCGGCCCCGAACTCGCTTACTACTTGGGCTCACACCCGAATGAAGCTAGTCGGATTTCACGCCTATCGCCTATTCTGCAGGCCAAAGAGATCGGCAAATTGGAGGCCAAGATTGCTTCCGAACCGATTTTGAAGAAAACGACAAGCGCCCCACCACCGATAGCACCAATTAGTGGTCGTGGCACTGGCGCGCCGTCTTATGACACGACTGACCCACGTTCTATCAAGAACATGAGTACGTCAGAGTGGATTGAGGCAGAGCGCCAGCGTCAAATCAAGAAGTGGGAAGCTCAACGTAACCGCTAATTTTTTTTAGGATAAATCATGGCAAACTCGATTCTTACCATCGACATGATTACCCGTAAGGCTCTCGAAATCCTCGAGAACAACCTGGTAATCACTCGTAACGTCAATCGTCAATACGACGATTCTTTCGCCGTTGAAGGCGCAAAAATTGGTTCCACACTGCGTATCCGTTTACCGGATCGCGCGCTGGTGACTGACGGTGCCGCCCTGCAAGTTCAGGACGACAACGAACAGTTCACCACACTGACCGTTGCTTCGCAAAAGCACATCGGTGTGAACTTCACCTCCGCCGAACTCACCATGCAGTTGGATGACTTTGCAGAGCGTGTTCTGAAGCCTCGTATTTCTCAGCTTGCATCGTCGATCGATGCTGACGTTGCTAACGCATACAAGGCTATCGGTAACTCCGTCGGCACACCCGGCACCACGCCTTCGACTTCGCTCGTTCTGCTGCAAGCCCAGCAGAAGCTGAACGAAAACGCAGCTGTGATGTCGCCACGCTACGCAACCGTTAATCCAGCTGCTAACGCTGGTCTGGTTGAAGGCATGAAAGGTCTGTTTAACCCAACCGACACTATCAGCCGCCAGTTCAAGAACGGCATGATGGGCACCGGCGTTCTGGGCTACGACGAAGTCAACATGTCTCAGTCGATCAAGCAGCACACTAACGGCGATTGGGGCACCACCATCACCGTGACTTCGACTGTCACGACTGAAGGTCAGTCCACTCTGCCAATCAGCTTCACTGGTTCGAGCAAGACTTGGAATGTCGGCGACGTGTTCACGATTGCTAACGTGTACGCTGTCAACCCACAGACTCGCGAGTCGACCGGTTCGCTCCAGCAGTTCACCGTGACTGCCGCTGCTACTGGTTCTTCGACTGCAACTCTGTCGATCTTCCCAGCTCTGTATTCGGCAAGCCAAGCACTGGCTACCGTCTCGGCTCTGCCTGCTTCGGGCGCTGCAGTGACTATGGTCGGTTCGGCCAATGGTCAGTACGCTCAGAACCTGGTCTACCATAAGGATGCGATCACTTTCGCTACCGCCGACCTGCTGATGCCACAAGGCGTGGATATGGCTTCTCGCCAAGTCCATAACGGTATCTCGATGCGTATTGTTCGCCAGTACGACATTAACAACGACCGTCTGCCTTGCCGTATCGACGTTCTGTACGGCTACAGCACGATCCGTCCACAAATGGGCTGCCGTATCTGGGGCTAATTGGTGGGGGCTTCGGCCCCCATTAACAACATTTTTTAAGGATACTTATCATGGCACTTCCTAATGGCGCTGGTGGTTACCAGCTTGGTGATGGTAATGTCGGCGAAGCCCAACTGTTTGTTCAGGGCGCCCCGACTGCATTGACTGCAGCAGCGACTGCTACTGCAGCTCAAATTGCAAACGGTCTGTTCACTTTCAACGGCACTGCTGGCAATCTGACTCTGCCAACCGTTGCTGATCTGGAAGCAGGCATTTCTAGCGCAGCTAAAGTCAATGCAGCATTTGACTTCTACGTTATCAATATCGATGCTGGTACTGACGACGTGACAGTTGCTACGGCTACTGGCTGGACTCTGGTGGGCGCTATGGCAGTGACTGAAGGTACTTCAGGCCACTTCCGTGCTCGCAAGACCGGTGACGGTTCTTGGACGCTGTACCGCATCTCTTAATGCCGAGGGGGCTTCGGCCCCCTATTCTTTAAAGGAACCACCATGTCATCCAATACCAAACCGATCGGCGTGGCCTACGAAGATCAGAACATCATCGGGTCTGACTCGGTGATGTCTGGTGGCGAGTTGGGCTACACCGCAGACGCAAGCGGTACCGTAACTCAAGCAACTAGCAAATCGACTGGCGTGACCTTGAACAAGTCTGCTGGTCAAATCACTATGAACGACGCCGCTTTGGCTAACGCCACAAACGTCTCGTTTACGTTGACTAACAGCACTATCACCGCTAAAGACATTGTGGTCTTGAGCGTTGCAGCTGGTGCGACTGCTGGTGCCTACAACTGCTGGATTTCTGGCAAATCTACCGGAAGCTGCACAATTACATTGCGCAACCTTTCCGGCGGTTCATTGTCTGAGGCGGTTGTCATTAACTTTGCAGTAATTCACGTACAGTAAAACCACGGGGCTTCGGCCCCGTCTACCCTATGCCTATTATTCACTTACAGCATCCTGTTCACGGATTCAAAATAGCCAACATGGAAATGGAGGCAGAATTTGATGAACAAAACGGCTGGGAACGCTATAATCCCGACACGCCTTCAGCTCCTGAAGCGGCGGCACCAGCCAATGAACTGGAAGTTAAACGTCGTCGTAGCCGCACCACTGTAGAGGCGGCAGCTTAAAGGAGTGTAAATGGCAACCGCCTTCGACCAGATCAAAGCGTCGCTCCGGCTCATAGGCCAGCTGGCTGAAGGTGAAGAGCCATCCCCGCAGGCAGCGCAGGACGCATTGACCGCCATGAATCAGATGATTGATTCATGGAATACTGAGCGCCTAGCCGTGTTTTGCACCGAAGATCAGGTGTTTAACTGGCCGCCAAACGAGATCACCCGCACGCTTGGGCCGACCGGCGACTTTGTCGGCAATCGTCCTATTTTGATTGACGACGCGACGTACTTCCGCGATCCGCAGACCAACGTGTCTTACGGCATCAAGCTGATTAACCAGCAGCAATACGACGGCATTGCGGTCAAAACAGTTACCAGCACATACCCTCAGGTCATGTTTGTGAACAACACGTTCCCAGACATCACCATGACGGTCTACCCCAAGCCCACACGCTTGCTGGAGTGGCATTTTGTGTCGGTGCAGCAGTTGACTAAGCCAGCTACTTTGAACACCACCTTGTCGTTCCCGCCAGGCTATCTGCGCGCGTTCAAGTACAACTTGGCGATGGAAATAGCCAACGAGTTTGGTGTTGAACCCATGCCGCAGGTTGTACGGATTGCCATGACGTCCAAGCGTAATCTGAAGCGTATCAACAATCCAGACGACGTGATGTCGATGCCTTACTCGCTGGTTGCAACCCATCAGCGGTACAACATCTACGCCGGGAACTTCTAAGCCGTGAAAACGCCGATTCTTGGCCAATCCTACGTCGCCCGCAGCGTCAATGCTGCGGACTCGCGGATGATTAACTTGTACCCTGAAGCCACACCGGCACCAGAAGGTATGGAGCCTGCGTACTTGAACCGGGCGCCAGGCTTGCGCAAGCTGGGTGTGGTCGGCACTGGCCCCATCCGAGGGCTGTGGTCGTATGGCGACTACATGTACGCCGTGTCAGGCACCAAACTGTACCGCGTAACTAGCAGCTGGGTAGCCACTCCGATAGGTAACGTCAGTGGCACTGGCCCCGTGTCAATGGTCGACAACGGCACGCAGCTTTTCATTGCGGCCAACCCTGACGGCTACATTTACGACGCAGCAACCGAACAGTACGCCGAGATTACCGACGTGGACTTTCCCGGCGCGGTGACGGTCGGCTATCTGGACGGCTACTTCATCTTCCAAGAGCCCAACTCGCAAAAATTTTGGACGTCTGAGCTGCTTGATGGCACTCAGATTGACC